GCAATGCGTTTTTATCCGTTACGTTATCAGCAAAATCATTTTGAAAATCTCTCAAAGTACTTGAAAGAATTTCAGTAAAAGTACTATTTGGAATAGTCATCTTAAACCTCGCTTAAATTAATAAAGCCGAGTATTAAGAGTTAGCACGAGCCTCCGCAAACTTTTCTCTAAGCCTATCTTCTAGGCTCATTTTAATTGGTGCTTGCTTTACAACCCTTGTATTGGTGATTCCTTTAGCTGCCTTTTTAGCTTTTGCAACTTTTCGCTTTTCTTCTTGCAAATCAACTTCTTTTTGTCGCTCTGCCTCTGCTTGCATCTTAGCAAGTTGTACAGTTGGCGACATTTCATAAGCTTCTTCTAAAGTTTTCGCCTTGCCCTTCACTATTAAAGAACTTATCTCATCATAAGCTTCTTCAAATAATGGGTGCTTTGGCTCACCACTTTCATCAATTGCAAATTTGAAGTCCCGTATCTGCTTGGCGATTTCCGCGTCTTGTCTCGCTGCAATATTAGTTTCATTTTGCACATTGCCTTGTTTTATTTGTGCTACTTCTTTTTTTAACTCGGTAATTGTTTTGTCATAATCAACAATACCGTCATCGGCATTGTCAAGTAATTGCTTAGGGTCAACTTGAGCTTTGCTTGCCAACCACTTAATTGTTTGAACTGGATTTGTCTTAAGCTGATGTTCGATTCCAATCAGATTTCTTACATACTGAGCTTCATCAAGTCCTTTAGCTTTCAACGCTTCCTTGGCTCTACTATCAAATATTTCATCCCAAACACTGACTTGCTTTGCATATTCTGCACGCTCCCCAGCCTTGCGATGATAATCTCGTCTTAAGTTCTCATACCTACTTATTAAAACCTCTGCTGCTTCCTTTGTTTCTGGGTTATTTAAAATAGATTCAAACTTTTCTTTCTCCTCTTTTTTCCACTCTTTAGGTATTAACTTAAATTCTTCTTCTATTGCCTTTACTTCTTCACTTTGCTCTTTTTCTGTTTCTTCATGTGCCTCATTATTGCCTTGTGTTTCTTGCTCAACAACCTCTTCTTCATTTGCAACAATCTTTTCTTCATTTGCGACAATCTCCTCTTTCTCTTCAAAGACAACTTCTGGTTTCCCAAGTGCCTCTTTAAGAGCATTCTGCAAATTATTAGCAAAGTCACTATTTTCTTGTACTACTTCTTCTGTCATGTTACCGCTCCTTTTAATGACATTAAATTAAACTCCCACAATTGCGTTATCTTGCGGATTCGCCTCTTCCGCTTGCAATTTCCTTTCCTCGGTTTCCGCTTTTTGCGCCTCGTTTAACGACTTTAAAGCTAACTCAACCCCTTTTAAATCTAACTTCTGACCTTCCCTTGTATCTTTCATTCCTGCTTCTGCTGCTCTTATATCCAGTTCTTTATCTTTTAATCTTAATTCAGCTTGCTTAAACGTAGCATCTAATTGCAACTTAGCCATTTCCCTTTGTTCTTTGATTTGCTCAGGGCTTGGTTGCTTAGGCTGTTTAGCTTGTTTTGCAGCTTCCTTAACCCTATCCATAACAGCCTGCTCTATATCACGCCCCATTTTAAACTTTTTCAGCATAGCCATCAACAAATCGCTCGTTGCTTGCAAGCCTAACATTTGTACCATTGCAGGAGTGCGCTCTACAAAATCACTTACAGCAGCTGTAAACTCTATTATGTCCTGTTTATCCGCTATATCATCAGCTGCGATTGTTGAATCTGTCTGTATATCTACTAAAACACTAGCTGGCTCTGTTTGCTCTAATATCTCTTTATAAATCGCAACATCTTCGATACGTACAGATGTTTGTAACGCTATCGTTTTTGGCTCAAACTTATTAACTATAATTTGCCCTGCTATTCTGAACGCATCACGAATAAACCTTTGCACGTCACGTTGATACTTAGATATTCTTAGCGTACCAAACCTTCCTTTAATCCTTTGGGCTCCTAAAGTCTCCCTAGGGTCTGATTGCCCTCGTAAAATATCCGCAATTCCCATAATTTGATATATAGAATTAATAATCTCTTCTTTTTGCTTGTAGAGTGACTCAATAACCGCAATCTGATTGCTTAAATCTTCTGTGTCCATCACTGATTTTATACCGCCCTTACTCTGCAACTTACTAAAATCTTTAATGGGTATAAATTGGTTATCTTGTGCTGAACTTAACTGCGATAAGTCACTAAAAGAGCTATCATAAACGCCACGCCTTCTTAAGTTGTTTAGATTCCTACGTAGTCTTGTACACACTTCATCTAGTTCATTTGCTTGATCTTGATAAAACACAAACAAAGGCACTGGTTTCATTTCCCCAGTGGTTGTACATGAAAATAACGGCTTTGGTATAGGGTAGAACTCATCGAGTTCAAGAGGGTCTTTATCTATTCTTAATGGGCTATTGACCGCCTTTCCGTCTGCTATCCATAAGACACGTCTATTAGTTTTATCCCATACTTCCCAAACCTCAGCGTTACCAAATTTATTGTTTTTTGGTGTGTCTGTCTTGGTCTTGTCTGATTCATCTTGATAAGTATATTCAAGAGTATTAGCAATAGACGTCCCAAACTCTTCTTTTGCTTCCGTGTAAGTAAACAGCCCCCTAAACGCTATCCAAGGCAACGCCTCCCATTTCTTACATTTTGGGTATAATAAATCTTTCCACTGCACATGCTCGTAACGCACCTCTTCAAAAACAAGCTTTTCTTCTTGCTCTATTACAACTTCGCCATCATCGTTAACAGCTTCCCTTTCCTTCTTCTCAAAAGTAGGGTCATACATCACACGCAAAACGCCAGTTCCAGGCAATAACAAATCCTTTACAGCACTTTCAATAGAACTTATCGTTTCTGGTAACTTTCCGTTATAGCTTATTACATCCTCTAGCATTTTTGCAGCTTTACGGGCATTTATACTATCAGTGTCGTTAGCTCTTACATCTGGTTGTGGTGTTTCACTAAATAAAATCGGTTGTATGGTTTCTGTATTAGAATAAAGAATATTATAACTAGACAGAAAATTCCCACTATCTATATCTCTTTGGCTTGTATTGCGCTCCTCATCACGATAACGACATTCTATTTTATCGCCTCTATTATGATAATCTTTTAGGTATTCTTTTGCCGTGGCAATTTGCCCCTGCCAAAAATTCAGGGTATCACTATTCTTTGATACTGGTACTTTTTTATCTACATTCATACTTCAACCGTTGAAAAGTTACACAACATTAACACATTACAACTTCAAATTCAACACGTTATATTATTGGTCTACTAACGCCGTGTGTGTTACGTTTCATAACGCCCATAAAAGTATTTCTATTATCTACTATAACGTTCTGGTCAAAATCCTCTTGATAACCTACAGCCAAATATCTAAACGCATCTGCGCCATGTTTAAACCAGCCCTTAGCTGGCACGCCCGTAAACACCTTATGCTTATCATCCCATTGCTGTGCAAAAGAACCTAAAGACTCACGCCCCTCTTGAGTTTTATCTTTATCAAATACACAACGATTAAAAAACGCCTTAGCAACAAAAATATCTGATACTTCTGATTGTGTTCTTCTATGGCATTTCCAGTCTTGGCTTGGCATAAGCTCTTCAAACTGATCCTTAACGCTCTTACCATCTCTTGAACCCATCTGCACATAATCAGCATCATGAGGCAAGTGGTGCGTTTCATACAAGTAACGCCTATCTTGTAACACTTGTGCGTAATGCGCTGGTCCTTGCATATTATTCTGGTAATAATCTATTACCCTAACTTCACGACCTGCATATTGTACAAACCAAATTGCAGTATAGTCACTACGCCCAATATCCCACCATGTATGAACTGGTATACTCGGGTCATATGGTACGCTTGTAATTCTATTGTCCTGTTCTGCCTTTGATAGTTCTCCAACGTAGTAAGCCCCTGGCAGCGCAGCATCAAACGAGCAAAAATACTCTTGCAGCCAATAAGCCCTGCCAGCATCCTCACCATATGCAGCCTGATATTCTTTTAGCTCATTTTGCAATTGTTCTTCTGTAAACACATCTGTATCACCTGCCGTTGATTTAGTGCTGTACCATTCGGGGGATTTTTCAGCCATGTTATACAGGCTATAGCCGTGGTTTTTTCCTCTGGACGTATAAATAAAAATAGCCCAGCCTCCATTTTCAGCAAGTATTGGCCTCAGATAAGCCCATGCGCTAGGGTCGCACAACGACCACTCTGAAAACGTAAGGCCGTACGGTGGCGAACCAACTAGTGAGTTGTAGTTATCAGAGCCTACCACTTGCCAACTTGAGCCATTGACAAACTTAATCATCATTTCTTGTTCACGTGTAGTTTCTCTTATTTCATGAGGGAACGCTTCATCGA